GTCTCGGACGAAGTGCCCGCCTTGTAGTGCTTGATCTGCTCGGCATACTTCGCAGACGCGAACTGATTCTTGACCACCGACCCATCCGGCAGCGTGCGCTCGATCTCGTGCGCCACGTTGGACTTGGAATTGCCCATCGGGCTGACGTAGGCGACCAGCACGTTGTCGTAGGTCTGGATACCCGTCTCGGCGGTCGCTTCCGCGTTCACCTTCGGCTCCTCCAGAAAGTACATCTGAAGGGCAGGCGCCTGCGGGGGAAGCGTCGGGTCTTTCCATCGAAATACGGTGGGGTTTTCGTAGCTCATGCTATCTCCATGGCCCTTGATGGGCGGCCGGTTGAGGAAAAACTGGGAGAGGCGCGTGGGGGAACCTCTCCCGTAGTCTTGGCTGCGTTTCTTATAATGCGCGCGGGTTCATCAAAACGAAGTTCGTCCCGTTGTAGACAACGATGCAGAGCATGCTCGCCAGAATGTCGTTGTCGGATAGCGTCGTGCGACAGTCGAGGCGACGCCCTTCAGGTAGATGAACTCGCCCAGCCCTAGCTGGGTCGTTCCAATGTCGCGAAACGAAGCGACGGTCCCAAGGGGAACCGCCGCCGTCGTATCGACATTGCCCGGCTTCGGGTAGCCTAGCTGCCCATTGACCGAAATCCAGTTAGAGGCCACCTGTTACACCGCCGTCTGCGAGGACGGATACTGCAGCAGGTAGATCGCCTGATTGGTCGCCGGCACGCCGTTGGCCGATTGGGCGATGACGCCTTCCACGTTCTTCGTGGCGACCGCCGCAGCCTGAACCGTAGCCGTGGCCTGCCATGCCGCGCCGTTGCCGGCCGCAATCGTGCCGTTGGTGTTACAGATGGCAGCCCCTCGCACCTGATACCATGCCCAGGTCGAGGCGACCGAAGCACAGGTAGCGACGCAGATCGGGTACGACAGGTTGGCGGTGCCAGCCCAGCGCACGGTCGAGCCGGTGTTCGCCGTGCCGTCAGAGACGGAGTACGTGCACCAGTCGCCCAGAACAGTAGAAGCCACACCCGGCAGCCAGATGAAATCACCCTCACCAAGGAAGGTGGTTCCAACGTCGCGGAACCTCCCCATGGTGCCGATGGGAATGCCCTGGTTGGTGGTGTAGACGATGCCGGGCTTCGGATAGCCCAGAGTGTCAGCGACGGAAATCCAATTGCTAGCCATGTTGCATTCTCCTTCTGCGTCCGGGCTCTACTTGAGAACGCCCTGGAGGAAGCCGTTGCTGATCGTCATGTTGCCCGCCCAGCCGGTGAGCTTGATGACGGCGTCCTGATTGGTACTGTACCGATCAGGGTCCATCACGACCATGTTGCGGTCCTTGTGAGGCCGGAAATGGAGGTAGTTGGTGTTCAGGAAGTACATGTGCGCGGACGGCACACCACCAGTCGCCGGACCCGGCGGCGGAGCGGTCGAACCCTGATAACCACCGTCGAGGATGACCGGGGTGTTTCCCATGAAGGCCAGATTGGTGAAGCCCGCGCTGGCCCAGTCGGGGTCCGTGACGCGCTGGATGCTCTGCATGGAGGCGAGGTAGTAGCCGTAGCTGGTGTTATCCGCGAGGATGATGCGGGGGCGGTCGTTGCCGCGAACCAGTGACAGCCACAGGCCGTTCATCGAAGGCTGGATCAGCGTCGCGCTGGCGCCAATCGAAGCCGCGATGTTGGCCCAGAACGGCCATGTCGAGCGGCTGATGCCGCCAACGGTGTTGGTCGGAGTGTCGGCCACGAGAAGCTGGAGACCACCGATCTCCTTACCGCCCGAGCCCGTACCGTCCGAGTACATCGAGGTGGCGACCACGTTATCCATGGTCTGCTCGGCGTTCATGATGCGCGAGGCAACGAGGTTGATCGAGCGTTCCTCGCCGCTGTTCTGCAACTGCTCCTGGCCCGAGATGGAAACCGCTACCGCGAGCAGCTTCATGTCGAACTCCGCCATGGAGAAAGTCTCCTGCGGATTGATGGCGACCGTCTCGTAGCCAGCGTACCAAGTCGCGTTGGTGTTGTTGGCGTAGTTGATTTCCTGGTCGATGGTCGTACCGCCATCGAAGGGCATGAAGCCCATACCGCGCTTGGAAAGCTCGCGGAGGATGGCGTTGTTGCGCGTGATGTTGTCCGCCAGCTTGCGCGTGCGGTTCTTGAGCGTGGTCGTCAGAAGATCGCCAATGCTATTCGGAACAGCCATGGGAAAGTCCTATTTGCTAGGCCCCCGCCAATTCCCGCGCTGCTGCACGAACATCATCAAGGGCCGATGAATGTTGATTCTGAGCGGCCGGAGCAACGCCCGGCAGAGGAGAACCGTTGAGAGATGCCGCCGCAGCCTTGCGAGCCGCTTTGACTTCCTCAGCGCGCCTTTGCCCGTCTGCCTCGCGCTGTGCCTCGATGAGGGTGGCGCGGATCGTCGGATTTGCCCATGTCGCCCGGTCGTAGGCTTCCTTCAGTCTCTCCATCGGGGCGCCAAGTGGGATTTCTCCCGAGGCAAGGAGCCGGTGGATCGTTGGCGCCACATCGTTGAAATAGGGATGCGCCGCGTCGTTCTGGAAGGCAGTGATCTGGCTGATGGTCGCTTGGGTCTGCTGAGTTTCAGCCTGGGCACGCTCGGCCATGATGGGCTGGAGACGCTGCTCGACGGCTTGAGCTATGAAGGCTTCGAGGTTCTGCGGCTGGCCTTGCGCGGGTGCCTGATTGGGCTGCCCACTGAAGACGGCGCGAGGATCGAGCCCCTTGCTGCGGAGGATATGTTCCGCCAACTGCACGGGGTTGTCAACGCTCATACGCGCAAACTGCATCATCTGGCGCTGCGCCTCGACGACGGAGCCCGCATGGTTGACCAGAAACTCGCGGTTGGTGTCGAATAGCTCCTTGAGGGGAGCCAGTTCGTTCCGCGCTTCCTCGACGCCATTCAGTTCGGCTGCCACGGCTTCGCGGACGTTGCGGGGCATACGATCCCAATCGACCTTCGCGGCGCCCTTCCAGCCGACCGGCGGGGCGATGCGGTCCAGGTGCTTGCCGTCCTTGCCGATTTCGGGCGGGAGTGGCTTGGGGGCAAGTGGCTTACCATCAGGCCCAACTTGTGTCCCATCAGCCTTGAGCCCTCCCACCGTCTTGGCCGGATCAGCCCTCAGCGTCAGCGTCTCGCGGGCTTTCCGCTCTTCTGCCTTGGCGAAGCGGCCAGCCTCGTCCCGCGCACGGTCTGCCGTCTGCTGGGCAGTCTCTGCTAGGATGGGCTCGTCAGGCGTTTCAACTACAGGCGTCTCGATTACCGGATCATCACCAGCCAACTCACTTGCAGCGGCACGAACGTCCGCCAAGAGGTTATCGGTTTCGTTCGGCATAAGCGCGCTCCTCACGTTCGGTCCGGCGCTCGCTGGCAACGCCGTTCCAGTTGGACTTCAGTTGATCTCCGGCATCCTTCACCGCCTGCCCGAACTCGTTGGGGTCCACGCGCTCGCGCTTCACGGCAAAGTTGGTCTCGTTGCCGACATGCACCAGCCCTCGGGCCTTGTTCTCCCGGTAGTGGGCGGACTTGCTGTCCAGCATCTTGCCGCTGGGTAAATGTTTGATGCCGTTTACGCCCGCGCCTAGGTCATCACGGATCAGGCTGGGGCCTTCGGGTCGTTCCTCGAAGTAGTTGTTGCGGATTTCGACAACCGCATCCAAGTCGGCATCGTAGCGAAAGCGGGTTCTCATGCTGGCCCTCCATTCGGCTGCGGCGGTGGCGTGGCTTGCAGGATCGCCATATCGGCCGCCCTCTCAGCCATTCCGTGCTGGTGATCCGCCACGGCTGCCACGACGCCAAGCTGCGCCTTCGTGGTCTCAGCCTGCGCCTTGACCTGTGCCGTTTGGTGCCCGATCTGCGCTGTCGCCACATCGGCCTTCGCCTTCTCCGCGTCCGCCTGTATCTGCGGGTTGGGAGTCGGGGGCTGCTCGGCCTTCTTCTTCATCTTCTCGACGAACTCATCCAGCGCGCCTTCGATGGTGTCCGCGCCCTTCCACTGCCTTGTCACCCAAGACATAAGTTCGCCAAGGAAGTCTGCCGCGTCTGGTTCAGCCTGCATGATCGGCAGCGCAGCCGTCATGAACTGAGCCACCGCCGTCACGAACTGCGTAGCCGACTGCTGCTGCGCCTGTTGGTCAGGTTCAATCGTGCTGTCCGTCTCCACGTCCACGACGAAGCCGCGCAGCTTCTCATTGCGGAGGATCGCCATGACCTCCTCCCAGGTCGGCTCCTCCATGGCTTCCTCAAGGTCGGGGATTTGCTTCTGGAGCGCCTGTAGGGCCTGCTGGGCCTGTTGGAGCACAGCGGGGGGCTGGGGAGGCGGGGGAGGCTGCATACCCTGCTGTTGGGCCTGTTGGGCGGCCTGCTGCTGCATCTGGGCGAACTGCTGCCCAAGCTGCTGCGTCTGCATGATCGTCTGCTTCTGTACCTGCGTCAGCATCTTCACGCCGGACATGGCCTGGATGACCTCCAGCTTGAAATGCTCGCAGATGATCTCGGCCTTCTTCCGAAGCAGGTCGCGGATGAACCGCTGAACGTCCTTCTGGCTCTCGCGGATGCGAACGCCGCCGAATTGAGCCTTGAGCTGCTGGGCCGTTGCCGTCTCGGCTGAATCCGTGGCGCCCCGCATGATGTCCGAGATACCAGTAACCTCGTACATGATCTGAATGGCCGACTGCCGCGCCTCGATGCACTTGAATAGCGTTTCAGCCACTTCCCGGACGGGGAACCATGCCACCTGTTTATCTAGGCCCCCACGCTCGGCAAGGCCCATGAAGTTCTCGACCGGGATCATGTCGTTGTCCCCGGCCTCCATCAACTCCTTGATGCTCTCCATGTCGGCAGCGTAGACGCCGCGAAGCCGGAGGGCCTTGGTCAGGCCAGCGATGCGTTGCGTCAGCAGGTCGATCTCGTCTGCTTGGTCAACGTACTGCTCAAAATCCGGGACCGGGTTCGTGCTGTCGTTGCTGGTTGTGCTTTGCAACGGTCTCGGGCAGGGCCAGAAGCCGTCAAAGTTGATCGGCGGGGGCATCACGGCCAGCGGCGCCTGAGCGTAGCCCGTCGCGATGTGGAGTACCTGCTGCTCGCTCTTGTCCCAGATTACCCAGACGATGGCCTTGGCCTCGGACTGTTCCGTCGCGTTCCGGCTGTCGCCCTTGTCATCGGCCTCCTTGTGGTCGAGGGTGATCTCCTGGCTGATCTGGTCGGCTAGTTCCTCGTCTCCCGTTGTCGCAAGAACAGCCGCCTTGACCTCCTTCCGAGTCATGAACACGCGATAGCCCAGGAACCACACTTCTTGCCATGTCCGGGCCACGTTCGTGATGATATCTTCCCAATGCAGATACCGGGTTTCCGCCGCCTGCCAGCCCACCTGATCCGCCTCGATCTGCGGGCGGTATTCCACCATGGCTAGACCGGAGCCGGGCAGCAGCCGGTCCTCGACCACTTGGCTCATCACGTAGTCAAAATCCTCCATCGCTAGGCTGTTCTGGAGAACGTTCTGGAGGACGATGCTGGCGTTCCGGCCTACCGGGTCTTTGGTCTTGTTCCTACGGGAGACGTTGGCCTTTGGGGTCTGTGCAAATAGGACGGGCTTCTGCGTCTGGACGTTGGACCAAAGCACGTTCATGCGCTTGTTGGCCATCGGCACGCCCAAGGTGGTCTGCGTGCGCTTGTTCTTGAACCGCTTGATGATCTGACGGCCGCGACGGATGAAGGGCTGGCGCTTCTTCTCGGCGTAGGAGATTTGGCCCAGCCAATACGATGCGACCTCCTGCGGGGTCTTTTGGGTCGGCTCGTCGCCGTCCGGCTTTTCGACCTTTTCGTAATCAAGCGCCATGGGATGCCTTCTTGCGGGCGCGGAATGCCCGCTGCCTGTCTGAGTTGGAAAGTGCATCAGCCTTCTTGGGCCTGCCGCGCGTAACGGAAATTACCTTAGCCATTTCTGTTACGGTCGCACGCGGGGGCGCTGATTTGGTAACGCGGGCCTCGCGCATGGCACGCAATGCCGCCTCTCGGGGACCGATCATCGCGCGCCCTCGCGGTCATGGTCTTTCCAGAGGCGATCCATCGTAGGGGCGCGCGTCCGGGGCGATTCGATGCCGCCAATCGCAATCCCAGGGAATACGGGCTCTTTCTTGGGCTGGTCCTTGCGGAGGTAGGGGCGGCTCATGCAGGCGTACCGCACCTCATCGGGCGCGTGGTCCTCGGCCTCGGTGTCAACGTCCTCGGGCTTGTTCTCGTCGTGCTGCAAGGCGGGCAGCGTGCGGATCAGGTCGCGGCAGGTGTCGAAGAAATAGATCATCGGCCGCTCGTCGCCCAGGAGGCGGGCGCGGACCTGATCCCAGCCGCCCATGGCCCCCGTCCCTGCCGTGCGCTTGTTGTCGGCGCGGCGCATATTCGGCAGCTTCAATCGCTCCCATATCGAGGGGCCGCCATCTGAGGCAAAGGCCGCAGGGTCCAGCACGCCGTATCCAATGGTTTCGCCGCGCTCACGGTCGCGGATGCCCTCTCCCACTTCCTCGGCCGGCATCTTCAGGCCGGTGTTCGGCTCGCCCGGCTTGCAGCCATACCACTCGCGATATCGGATCAGCGCGCCGCGGGGGAACGCCGGCAGGCTGCCGTCGCTGATTGCCCACCAGCCCACAGAGAATGGCTTGGCAGAGCCCCAATCCATCGAACGAAAGCGCGTCCATTCCTTCGGGACCTCGAAGGGCTTCACCAGATGCTTGGGGCCGAACTCGGGGAAGAACGCGCCCGCTATGACGTTCCAGTCGCCCTCCAGCCACGCCCGCACCAACTCCTCGCTCCCGCTCATGTGCAGGTTGGCGACGTAGTCCCCGCCTAGGTAGCCGTTATCCGTCACCCGCGACGGGATGTAGACGCGGTTACGGCGCACAATTTCGCCGGTAAACGGGTTCTTGAACTCGCTGGCAATCAGCTTGCGACCAAGCGGGGCCGGGTCGATGTAGCGGGCCTTCACCCACTGGTGACCGGCGCCGCCAGGATTGCCCGTCGCCCTGAACCCGCACGGCACGGCCGCACCGGAGCGCAGCGTCGCCATCAGCTTCATGATCGGGGCCGGGCTGGGGAAGTTGCCGATTTCCTCGACGTAAACCCGCGTGTAGCTGTGACCCTGGTAGTTGTCGGCGTCGCTGTCCCGCTCCAGATAGGCGAAGATCAGCCGGGCGCCGTTGCGGAATGTCCATTCCTTGTCGGTTTCGTTGAAGTCCCCGACATGGCGATAGATTTGCTTGGATCTGGCAATCGTCTCGCGCAATTGCTTCAGGGTGCGCCGGATCATCAGCCCAATGGCGTGTTCGCCGTATTTGTCGGCATGCTCCAGCCATTCGCCCAATACGCCGTCAGTCTTCCCCCCGCCGCGCGCGCCGCCATAGAACACTTCGAACACAGGGCAGCGGAGCAACTCCATCTGCGGGCCGGGCTGGGCCTTCCATTCCTCGAAGTCGGCGCCGTCAGGCATCAATGCACCGCTACTTCAGCGGCCCACGCTTCATCGCTGGCGGCCTTTTCGGGCAGGCGGGCGGCTAGGCGAACATCCTTGACGGTCGTTTCCCGCCGCTCGATGAACATGCCCAGATGCTTGCCCTGTAGCTCGCTGGCACGAAGCGCGGAGGCGTACTGCTCTGCACCAGCGGCGGCCAGTCGCGTCGCCTCGATGTCGGCCAGCACCTTCTCGGCGGTTAGCTCCAGCTTTCCGGCGCGCTTCTCCTGCCCCTTGGCTATTGTCGCGGCTACTGAAGTTTTCTGAAGCAGTTGATAGCCGATCTGCTCGGCCGTCTTCTCACTGTACCCAGCACGAATGGCCGCCTGTGTGGCGTTCAGATCGATCAGGTATTCCGCGACGAATCGCTGCTGTTTCGGAGTGAGGGGCTTCTCGCCCATGCCGTTGCTCGCTGTTGTGAGCGTCAGCCTCTGTCCCTACGGATGTTGTATTTTGGAAGTCAACCCGGAATTAGCCCGGCGGCCACACCCTGCGCCAGTCGCTCGGCGGGATGCGCTCTTGGTGTCCGTCAGCGTGCGCCCACCATTCGCAGTAGCCCCATCCTACGCCGCATGTTGACCCGCGCCAAGGCCGCGATGTGCAGGGGCGATATGCCGGTCTGAACGTCGTGTTGCTGCATCTTGCGACAGACCTGGGCGTGGTCCCTGTTCAAATACGCAGCGGTCGCGCGGACAGAGTAGCCGGCGCGCGCCATGCACTTCATCGTG